AGCGTGCCATCGACACCGTTGTTAACCTCAACCTAGACTTTACCAAGTTTAAGATATTCCCGCCGATGTGGTACAAAGACGGCACCAACATTGGTCAGCTGCGCTACGAGCCGGGCGCCCGTTGGAAACTCAACAATGGTGGCAATGACATCGGTTTTCTTAACCCCAACGCTAGCAGCACCAATGAGTTCCAAGCAATCTATCAGTTCCTTAAAGGTGGTTTGCTTAACCAAAACGGTACGACCGACACCACTATTAGTTCTGAGGACAAGTTGCCTGGTTACGGCCGCACTCCGCAAGCTCTCGACCAACTGCAAAAGCGCGAGAACGCCCGCGACCAATGGGATCGCAACATGTTTGAGGAAGCCTACGAAGACCTATCTAATGGCATGATTAACCTGCTGGGCACCAAGCAAGCTAAATCTATCGACTTCCATATTTTTGACGACGATGTGCGCGACCTCTACAACGCCGGCTTTAAGGACGTTATGGAGATCTACGACGATGCTAAGACGTTCCAAGTTGGTACTGACCCTGAAACCGGTAACGGTGCGCTGGACTGGATTGTTAACAACCACGGTACAGCGAAGCTAACTGTTGACCAGCAACGATTAGGTGGTAAATGGCTATACCAGATTGACGCCGGTACTACTGCCGCCAACGACCAGCAAGAGGAGTTTAACCGTGTTATTACGGTCGCTAACTTCCTTGCCAGCCCTGCCGGCCAATGGCTTGTACAAGGTGCCACGCAAGAAAACCGTAACATTGACCGTGCTGAGCTGCTAGACCAAGTAATTACCTCGTCTGGTATTCAGAACAAGGATAAGATTTTTGACCCACTGGGCCAGCAAACCGCAGCTGCACAACCCCCACAATTTGATCCGTCTATGCTGAAAAACCCGCAGCTTGCTCAGCAGGCACAAGGTATGCCCCAGCAACCGACACCGACTGGCGCACCAGTACAACCTGACCAGTCAGCAGATCAGCAAGTTAATGACGGCTCACAAGCCGTAGGAGTGACGCAATAATGGCCATGGAAAATGTACTCAATGGCGAGATGCCAGAGCTACCACTATCACCAATCGAAAAGAGTACTGAGCAAGCTCAGGCCGAGAACAGTGCGCTGCAAGAGCTACGCGATGTTGCCGGCATACCTGGCTGGGAGCGTATACGCAAGCAGATGTTGGCCGATGCTGATGCCCTGCTGCGCCACAAAGACGTTACGTTTGATGCAAAGACACCTGATGCTGAGGTTGGCCGCATACTGCGTAATCAGCTCATTATGGCCGACTGGATCCAAGCCTATGTTGAACGCATCGACAGCGCATTTGAGGCCGCAAAGCAGCTCGAAGAAACCGAACAGCCTACTGTTGAGGAGCCCGACGATGTTTGAGCTGGATCGTAGTATTACCGAGGTATTAGAGCCGCATGAGATGCCAAAGCATGCTGAACTCAATTACGGCAACGTGCCCAAGCAGCACCAGTCTGACAGTCAGTGGCGGCAGAACGGTACTTGGTTGCGCTGCATAAGCTGTCAGGACACACACGGAGTGCACGTTGACCCGAATATGATTTACAGTGGCCAGACTGACGAAAGGGGTATGCCTATTCTGCAAAAACGATACTGAGGTACTTTGCGTTGCTGGTTGGTCGCACCACCCACCAACTAGCAACGGAGCGTATCTCCCGAAGCGGCCTGCGTAGTGGCTTGATTAACAAAAGGAGATGGTATTATGCCAGACCTCGACGGGGCACTTGTGCCCGATATGTCGGCGCTAAATGACGGCGGAAGTGAAACCGCCACTGTGGAATCGCCAACCACGGAAAACCAAACGACTGAGGCACCTAATGGGGCTGGTTCCGAAACGACTACTGACGACGGTCAGAAGCCGGTAGAGGGTGATCCCAAGCCAGAGGGCGACGACAGTGCAGGGCGTCCCGACAAACAGACCCGGCTTAACCAACGCTTCGGCGAGTTAACCGGTAAGCTGAAAGAAAAGGACGAGTACATCGAAAGCCTTGAGGCCGAGCTGCGTAATAAACAGCGCGAGTCGCAAGTGCAAAAACCTCAACCGGACGAGAACGGTAATTATACCGTCGAGCAGCTTATGGAGCTGAACAAGCAACAGGCTGATGCAATCGCTGACGACAAACTTGCCAATTTCGAGCGGCAAGTCCAAGGTGAGCGCATCGCGGCTCGGTTCGACTCGGAAGAGGCAGAGGTACTGAAAGCCTACCCAATGCTTGACCCTAACAATGCAAAATTGGATCCGTCCGATCCTAATGCCTACAATGAGCAGCTTGCTCAGGCAATAGAGCAACACCTTTACGATAAACTGGGCCCGCATCTGCGAGCAAAGAACGTTAAAGCTCTGTCGCGTATATCGCCTAAGGCAATCGTGGATCAGTACATGGCTGGTGCCAGGGCTTTTGCTCAGGCCGAGGCAGCTCGCGCGGCTAAGGACATGCAGGCCACCCGTGGCCGTAGCTCTGGCCTATTTGATAGCGATGCTGCACCAACCGCGCCGTCTGGCGGCAAGCGTGATCCGGTACTTGCAGGGTTTGACTCTACTGCTTAATCGAACGCAGCAAGAGGTGGTGTTTAGGTAAGTGTGGTGTGTGTTCTCTCCTTGAAAGGGGGAATACGCTATGTCTGTAAACTTAGCATCCGCCTACGCCAAAGCAGTCGATGAACGGTTTAAGCTCAAAGCTTTGACCGGTGCCGTTGTTAACAACGGTATTCGGCTGAAATGGTCAGGCGTTCAAACTGTTACGGTTTTCTCGGTCAACACCGTAGCTGAAACTGACTACGACCGAGCTGGCGCAACCGACACCAACCACCGTTATGGTACGGTGGCCAACCTTGGCAACACTAAAAAGGACTACACCCTGTCGCAAGACAAGGCCTTTACGTTTGCCATCGACGGTGCAGACCTTAACGACTCACAGTTTACCTTTGAGGCCGGGGCTGCATTGGGTCGCCAGCTTAACGAGGTTGCCATCCCGAACACCGATGCCTACCGCCTGACGCAGTTTGCAATTACTGCCGGTGGTGCGCTCAACAACGGTACTCCTGGTGCCGGTGGTACGTTCGGTAATGGCGGTACGCACCAAATATCTAACCCTGGCACTTCGTATGCCGGTGTTGATACTAGCGCAAGCAATGCATACACCATCTTGCTTGACGCCGGTGTACTGCTCGACGAGCAGAAAGTGCCCGCAAATGGTCGTGTTGCCTTTGTGAGCCCGACGTTCTACAAGTTCCTCAAACTGGACTCCAACTTTATTAAGGCATCTGACCTGGCTCAGAAGACCTTAATTAGTGGGCAGGTCGGTGAAGTGGACGGTGTGAAGATCGTTAAAGTTCCTACCTCTTACTTGCCTAAGTTCGACGGTGCTACCGCCAGCAAGTACAAGCAGGTGGACCTGATCGTTGCACACCAGGACGTCATGGTTAGCCCAGTCAAACTGGCTAACTACAAGACGCACAAAGACCCACCGGGCATCGATGGCTACCTTATCGAGGGTCGTCGTTACTACGACGCCTTTGTGCTCGAAGCCAAGAAGATGGGCGTGGCTATCCACTTCAACACCCAGTACTAGCCACTAGGTATCACACGTTAAACCACGATAGCGTACCGAAAAGCCGGCAGAACGCTACGGCATACAGCGTGTGGTACAATTCAAGAAACGTCCCCCTTGCGAGAGGGGGCGTTTTTATTACCAAAAGAAGCCGACGAGCAACCCAAGTGCCAGCCAGCACGCACAGACTACTAGGTAAGCAGGCCAATGGCTCTGTGCCGTGTGCTTATTTGGCAGCATGTGTACTGTGCCCACATACCAAGTTCCGCCCGCAAGTAGTAGCCCAAATATGATTGCGTAGGCTATGATCATGCTCTGAGCGTACCATACTGGACAAATGTTGTAAATTGTGGTATGTTGTAGGTATGAAAAAGGTGGCTAAAACCTTAATACTCACACCTACCAAGCAACTCCTGCTAGGCTTAATTGTAGCAGTGCTATTCGTGGCTGCTTACATGGTGGGGAACAATACCACTGCGCAGCAAAAACCTAGTGTCGCACAATCTGTTAGAATTACGTCGGTACCAAAAACACCAAGCGGTGCTGATATGCTGCATCTAGTTAATGCCGAACGCTCCAAACATGGCGCAGAGCCGCTAGTTGAAGACCCGGAGTTAGATGCAAGTGCTCAATACAAAGCAAGTGATATGTTGAATAATAACTACTTTGGCCACGTAAGTCCGCAAACCAATACGCAGAACGGTCTAGACTATATGGTTAAAACGGTTGGTAACCGTTGCACCTATGTATCCGAAAACCTTACTGAGAACCCTGCGAACATCAACACATCTGCTGAGGCAGTGGGCACATGGATTATTAGCACTCCACACCATCAAGCAATGATAGATACCAAGTATACCCTGACTGGTTTTGGCATTGCTGGCAGGTACATCGTTGAGGACTTCTGCCAACAATAGGTAGTTGACACAAGCATTTTATGGTATAATGCAAGGCAACGGGCGCTTATAGCGCTTTCTGAGCTACCGACGAGGTAGCAAGAACACTTACCGACCGGCAAGCAGCCTGACTAGGCACTCTGCACAGGAAGTCAGTGCGAAGTAATACTAATCATTTTTAGTGTTGCTCGTAGCTGGCTTTTTGTTTGCCATCAAATCAGTAACAACTCCCGGCTGCGATGCACGAGGAGTTTTATTTTATGGGTTGGAACTTAGGAAACGCGTTAATGACAGGGCTGGGCGGCGGACTTATCGCTGCCGATGCACTAATACCGGGTACTGCCGTACTTGGCGCTCCGTTGGCAGCCGCGGGTGTGGCTGACGCTACAAGTGGTGGCGGATCGAGCGGTAGCTCAGCGCCGGCAAAATCTGCATCAGCATCTCAGCTTAACCAGCTAACTGGTCAGACAATCACTATGAACGGCATGACGTATGACGTTACAAAAGGTGGCGATTACGTTAACGGCCGCCCCGTAGCGAGTGCTGGTGCCAGCAATGGCAGTACGAGCGGCAAAGTTACTGGCGGTAGTGGCTCTGGTGGCCTCACACAAGCCCAGGTTGACGCTATCAACTCTCAGTACAACCAAAACCATGGCTACTACGAGGGCTTGCTTGATAGTATCGATCCTAGCATAGCAAAGGCCCAGGCCGCTGTTGACCAAAGTGTAAACACGCAAACGAAGTCATTGCAGGACGAGCGCGATGCGGATTACCAAAACCTCGACCGCCAAGAGGACAAGCTAAATACCAGCTACGATCAGTCTAAGCAGCAACTTGGCGAGCAGGTCCGCAACACATTGCAGGGCCAGGCAAACAACATTGGCATGCTCGGTGGTGGTAATTCGTCCGCTATTGGCATGCTGGGTGTTGGTGTAGCCAACTTGCAAA